TGTGGGGTACAGACCAAGCAGCTAGTATTGTGCATGACCAGTTATATAGGCTTGTTAGAGACTTAAATAAGATTGATATATGGTTAGGATATCCAGTTAAAATAGTTCATGAAAGTGAGAAACCAATTAGACTAAAACTTAGATGTGATTAAAATGGAAATACATTATTTTAGGTCACATAAAGGAGATAAATTAAAGCAAGAGATATTATTAAGTAGACCTGAGCAAGAATCTTGGTACAAAGATTGTTTAAACAGAGTACTAGACAATCCAAGATGGATATTAGACAATTTAGAATATTTAAATGAGTTTAAGGTCAATTGGAATAATTATAGTGGCAAGTACATAAAACACATGTGTGTAAATTGTGGTAAGAAGTATCCAAGAACCAGAAGAGAACCTTGTACATGCGGTTGTACACAGTTCAGAAATATTCATTATGGTGTAGGTTATTTAAAAAATAATGTATAACAAAGAGGATTAAAAGTAGTACTTATAAATGAAAGAAATACGATACTGTCTTCTATAGTAGTTATTTTCATAGTTTACTAAATCACAAGCATTCATAATTATGAGCATATTAGACATGTTTAAGAATACAAGAAAGTCTGGGCTTAAAGCAGCTATGCCTTCTAATTCTGATACAGAATCATTAATGAATTATTTCTCACCACCACTAAATGACATTATGAAAGCTAATATACCAGGCTTTTTATATAAACCTCCTTATGGGTACCCTAGAAAACTTAATATACCTCATTTGAGGATGATTTCTAAGACACCTTACATATTTAGTGTAGTTAAAACCTTAGTTGATGAAGCAGCAGGCACACCTTGGGCAGTACAAGTAAGAAAAGAGTTTGCAGATGATGAAGAAGCACAAAAACTAGCTAAAGAGGCAACATTATTCTTTAGGAATCCTAATGGTAATGATGAATCATTTGAATTCATTCAGAAAGCAGCTATTAAAGATTTATTAGAAATTGATTCAGGTGTATTTGTTAAAGTATTCAATGAAGACGGCAAATTATCACAATTATTTGCTAGAGATGGTGGCTCATTTTTAAAGAACCCAGATGTTTATGGATATATGGGTGGTAGAGCAGACTTTATTGATGCTTATGGTTATCCACAAGGAAGTAAAGACAAAATGTCTTCTAAAGAGTATGGAACTCAATATGCAGATGCAGCTTACTTCCAATATGGTTGGACTACAGGTGGTCACCCTATACCTTTTGGTAAAAGAGAGATTGTTTATGTTATCCATAATCCAAAAACAAATTCTATTTATGGTAATGCACCAATGGAGATATTAACTGACACACTTTACATGCTTATTTATGGACAACAGTATAATTTAGACTATTATATGAACGGAAATATGCCAGACGGTATGATACATTTACCAAATGCAGATAAGCAGACAGCTAAAACATTTGCAGCAAGATTAATGTCCAAGTTTAAAAAAATTGACAACTTAGGCAATAAATCAAGGATTGGACATCAATATCCTGTATGGGCTGGTGAAGAAAAGCCTTCATTTATACCTTTTGTGTTATCAGCTAAAGATATGCAGGTTCTTGAGCAGCAAAGATGGTTTATTAAGTTGGTATGGTCATGTTTTGGAGTAACTCCAGATGAAATGGGCTTTACAGAAGACTCAAATAAGGCTGTTTCACTATCACAAATAGAAGTTCATAAGAGAAAAGCAATAAAACCTATATTAGACACATTACAATATCATTATACTTCACAAATTTTAACAGAGTTTGACCCTAAAGGAAGACTTGAGTTTATATTTGATGATTATGATATTGATAATGAAATGAAGAGAATGAGTTTATATCAGCAAGAATTAGGTCTTGGAATAAAGACACCTGAAATGATAGCAAAAGAAGAGGGAATAGATTTAGAAGAGCTTGAATCATCAAAGCAAAAAGCAGTTGATGAAGCTCAACAAAATATGCCCACAGTAAAAATAGTACAAGAAGGAGAGCCAGATAAGACAGAAAAAGAGCCAAAAGGAATTGTGAAATCTTTTAAATATCTTATTGGTGATATGGTTAAAATTACAGCTGATAATCCAGGATATACTGGTTTAGTAGGTGTTATTGATGAAATAAGCACAAATAATAATAATGAATATGTATATACAATTAGATTTGATGATAAATCATTTATTAGAGTGTTTTCAGAAGAGATAAGAGGCATTAACCCAATAAGAACAGAGATTGATAATGTTGAAGCAGCAGATGAAGAAGCATATAAATCAGAGGATATATCAGAATGAAAAAAGAACTATTTAAATTTTATTCACAGGGTAGAATGAAATTTACAGAAGCTAACCTTAAAGGTAACAAAGAATATTTTATTGAAGGTTATGCAAGCACTGTAGAAAAAGACTTAGCAGGAGAAGTTATAAGTGATAGTGCTCAAGAGTCTATGTTGAAGCAATTTAGAAATAGAAATATTACTATTGATGTTGAACATGAAGAATGGTTTGATGATGATGGTAATAAATTAGATAAACCTAAATCAAGTATGATTCCAGTAGCTAAAGTTGTTGAAGCAAAGAAAGATAATAAAGGAACATGGGTTAAAGCAAAGCTAAACACAAGTATAGAGAGATTTAAAGAGATATGGGGAAGTATAAAAGGAGGATTCCTTAATGCATTTAGTATTGGATTTTTCCCACTTAGACAAGTTGGTAGTATTATTGAAGACCTTAATATAGTTAATTTAACACTTACTGGCACACCAATGAACCCTGGAGCAACATTTACTCCAGTATTAAAAAGTGCTATTGCTTATTTAAAGACAAATGAAATGGAGAGTGCAAAGACAATGGAAAGTAATGAAGCAGCTCCTGTTGAAGTAAAAGTAGAAGCACCAGTTGTGGAAACTCCAGTAGTTGAAGCACCTGTTGTGGAAACTCCGCTTAAAACAGAAGCAGAGATTAAACAAGAAGCAAAACTAGCAGAAACTGTAGCTAAACCAACACCAGTTGAACCAGTTGTAGCTAAACCAGAACCAGCTGAACCAGTTGTAGCTAAACCAGAAGATATTGGTGCAATAGTTGAAAGAATCTTGGAAGAGAAGCTTAAAGAATTTGAAACAAGGCTTAATCCTAAGAAAGAAACAAAAGTTGTTGCAAAACCAGCAAAAGTTGTTGAAGTTGCAAAACCAGCTGAAGTTAAGCCTATTAGCCCTTTGGGAATGATTAAAGCAATTCAAACTAGAAATAATCAAATAGGTGTTGAGCCTAAACTAAAGGCAATGGTGGACAGTTCACCAGAAACAGAAGTACAAATTACAGAAGTTAAAAACAAAACACCTTTACAATTAGTATAAAGGTAAAGAGGATACAACAAAATGGCAAATGTCGGAAATGTAGAAATCAATGCTCAAACAGCATATGAGCAATCATTCGGTACTTTAGCTGATAAAACTGTTTATTCAGGGTTTAGACCTGGTCTAAAAACAGATTTAAGAAGTGAAACAGGTACTCTTGGTAAAGCTTATAATGCAAGTTTAAAAGCATTCAATGTAACCACAGGCCCAGGTGCAGCACATGATGTGTATGGAAAACTATTAATTCCATTGTACTTAGACCCACAAATCATTGACATCAGTAGAGAATACACCCCTTTGGTAGAGATAATTCCAAGAGTAACTAATCAAGGTCTTTATGCAGAGTGGGCAACAATCAGTAAGCATGCAGCTTTTGTAGCATCAGAAGATGCAGCATTGTCTGAAACCAATGACACCTATGCTAGAGAATCAGTAGCAATCCGTTACTTATATGCTGTAGGTAGAGTCACAGGTCAAGCAATTGCAGCAACACCTTCATTTATTATGCAAGGAATGAACCCAGCAGGTTATAGTGGTGGATTCGGTGGAGATGAAGTAGCAGCTACCGCTAAACAGATTGAAGTACTTGCAAAAGCAAGAGCAATCAAAGAGTTGGAAGAAGAGCTAATTATCAACGGTGACGTAGATGAAACAGGCGAATATGATGGACTTGTTCAACAGTTCACTGATACATCCACTACAGCACTTGCAATGAGTACTGGAGCATTTGACTTTGCTGATATTAATCATGCAATTAGATTAGCCTTTGACCAAGGTGGAAGACCAGGAGTAGCAATTTGCTCATCTGAAGTTTACACTGATATAGAAGCACTAATTCAAGCAAAACAAGGTTATGTACCAGTTGCTAAGAATGTATTCTGGGGATATGAAACATTAACATTACAGACAATGGTTGGTCAAATTCCAGTCATTCCAAGTATGTTTATGACTAATACCACAGCATATAAGGCAATATTTTTCCTTGACTTAACAGTTTGTGAAATGAGAGTCTTACAGGACCTAACTTATGAACCACTAGCAAAAACTAATGATAGTGAGAAATTCATGATGAAGATTTATGAAACCTTCATAATTAAGAACATTTTGTTCTGTTCTGCAATTACAGGCATTGCAGCAAGTTAAATCATATTAATTTGAGGGTATATTCCCTCTCTTTTTTATATTTTAACTAACAACAAACAGACGAGGTAAAATAAAATGACATTAGCAGTAAGGACAGCAACTTTTGTTGCAGGAGATGGAAACATCATACAAACTACTGGGAAGGCCTTGAAGTGCGCAACTTATACAGCAACTTTGGTAACAACTAATGATTGGTGTGTGTTTGGTGATTTCACTACAGTCACTCAAGTTTATGCGGAAGTCGTAGCAACAGGAGTTCATAATCCAGTATTAATTACAGCTTCAAATAAAGGAACATTCCAGTCAGCAACAGTAGGAGCACATAGAATGGTTGTGTGGGGTTATTAAGATGACAGCAGCAGCAGCAATAGATGAAGTATTTGTAGCAGGTGATGGAAGCATCCTTCAAACTACAGGTAAGGCTTTGAAAGTAGCATCATACACAGTAACTACAGCAAACGCAGATGATTGGATTATAGCCCAAGATTTTGGCACTGTAACCAACGCATTCGCAGAGTTAGTTAGTACAGGTGTACATTGTGCATGTACTATTGACGGAACTGATAAGACTAAAGTAGTATTAACAGGAACAGCAGGAGCTAATAGAATAGTCCTGTGGGGTTACTAAGATGACAGCAGCAGTAAAAGTAGAAACATTAATTGGTGGAATGGGTAATATTCTATCAACATCTGGAAAAGCTTTGAAAGTAGCATCATATACAGTTACCACAACTACAGCATCCGATTGGATTGTAGCTAGTGATTTCAGTACAGTGACCAATGTATTCTGTGAATTGATTAGTACAGGCGTATTAAATGCAGGTGTAATCAGTGCAAGTAATACAGTTACTTTAACAGGTACAGCAGGAGCTCAGAGAGTAATCCTTTTAGGGTATTAAATATTTATTTTGGGATAATTAATCCCACTTTTATAATTTAGAGCAAAAGGTAAAAATGGCAACAGCAAAATACTATTGTACAACAGAAGATGTATATAGATATGCAGGAATAGGCACTACAGTAGTGTCAGCAGCTGATGTAACAGAGTTTATTAAAGAAGCAGAAGCTGACTTAGATGCATATACACAAACTACACATTGGCAATTAGCAACATCAGCAACAGCATCAGCTGGTGACACAGCAACTATAACTACAGCAAGTTTGACGGCAAGTGAACATATTGGTAATGTTATATATTTACAATCAGGAACTGGCTTAGGTCAGTATAGAATAATAATTTCTAATTCAACTACACTTATTACTGTGGATAGAGACTGGACAACTGAACCAGATGACACTACAGTATATCAAATATTCCACACTGGCTCAATAGCATACAAAAATGATATTGAAGATGGTGATGGACAATGCACCAAGTATTTAGAGAACTTTCCTTTAATTTCATTAGAAGCATTAGAAATAGATGATACAGATGTCACTCCTGCTAATGTTTACCAATACAATGATGTAGGGCAATTAACATTATCAAGTGATGCAGAGTATAGTAATTTTAAAGCAGGTAACCAAACAGTAGATACTAAGTATTTTTATGGTGTATGGAATCAATATACAAACAATGTACCAGATTTAGTAAAGAAGTATGTAGCTATAACAGCTGCAATGACAGCATTAACACAACAAATAGGTGGTACATTTGATGATGTAACAGTATTTTCAATAGGACCTATGAGTGGTTCTCTTGGAGAACCTTATACCAACATAAGAGAGGGCATTTTAAAGTTAAGAGAGGAGCGTAAAAGAATAAGTACAAAGCTAACAGTGTACCATCACTTTTACTAGGATGAACAATGGCAACAAAAATAACTATGAAAATGGTGGAAAGAATGGCTAAAATAGAAACAGATATTACTTATATAAAGAAAGCACAGGACCACACTAATAACAAGTTAGACCAATTCATCAATTCAGTTGACAGTAAATATGCAAAGATAAATATTGAAGATGTAGTCAATGATAACACTCAGAAGATAGCAAATATTAATATTATAATGGCCAAGTGGATTGGTGGTGGAATAGCATTATCAACAATCATCACTTGGATTATCACATTTTTTATTAAATAGAATGGCAATAACACATGTAAACAAGACTTGGAGTGACAGCATAGTTAATAGACTAAGTAGAACAGTATCTGTCAAAGTTAGTACTAAGACAACACATCCAATTAGTGGAGAAGAGACACTTACAAGTGGGACTGCAGCAGATAAATCAATGGTGTTTTATAAGTCAGGTCAAAACTGGAAGTTTGACAAAGAAGGTATGATTGAAGGTGGAGATGCTTTTGCAATAAGTATAGCAGAAAACTATAAAAAGGATGATGAACTCACAGTTGATGGTGAAACATATAGAGTCAGTGATAAGATAGCTTATTCATCAGATGATGGAAATAATACTAAGCTATTCACATACTTCAACTTATTTTTGGTTGAATAGTTTAGTCAAGGGACAATACTAAATTTTTCAGGATTACAAGAAGGCTTGTGATTAAATATTGATGGTAAATAAACAATTATCAGACAAAATAACATCTTCAGTAGCAAAAGAGCTACAAAGAGAGCTTAAAAGAGTATGTCCAGTTGATACAGGTGCATTAAGAAACTCAATTAAAGTTACATATGATGGTGATGATTTTGTTATTTCAATGTTATACTATTGGGTATATGTTGAATACTTAAGTAATCCATTTGTAAGAGTAACATTAAACACAAAGTTGCCTGATATATTAAAAAGAATAACTAAGGAGTTAAGCAATTAAAATGGTAGACTATATTGACGAGAAGAAGCAGAGAAATGAAATGGCTGTCTTTTTAAAGAACCAAGATATATTAAGTATAACTGAAAGAGGAGTAGCAACAGTAACTAATGAGTCTCTCGGTACATTAGATGCAGATACATATAGCTATATAGTTAAAACTAATGTAAGAAATATTAGAAATGTCATTGTTGGTGCAACAACATTAACACCAGGTACTGATTATACAGTAGACTATTATTACTTAGACACCACAAGAAAATGTCGTATTGATTACACAGCAGCTCAAACAGGAGTAGCAACAGTAACTTATGATTGGGGAACTGTTGAGAAGATATATCCAGATTTTCCTAGAACAGATTTAACTTTAGCTAGTTATCCAAGAATTGGTTTAGAAATAATAGACATAGATACAGTTTCTTATGGTTTCGGTAATGTCAATAACTCAATTGTTGACTTATCATTTACAGTAGTTGATGATAGTAAAGATAACATTATAGATATAATATCTAAAATTAGAAGTGCAATAGTTAACAATCAAGATAGCTTTTATAATTTTACATTAGTAAAGCCACACAGAACTGGACCAATTGTACCAGTAGCAAATTCAAAATTAAAAGACAAACTATTCTCTAAGTCTTTTGATGTGAGAGCATCATTCAATGTAGAGAAAAACTAACCAAGAGGATAAAATAAAATGGCAGCAAATACACAGAAAATAGCTGGAGTAGACTCATACATTTTATATGTCAAAGAAGTAGCCTATGGTACCCCTGTAGCAGTTACTAATGCAAACATGTCATATATTCAAAATTTCACTCCAATTGTTAAAAACAATAACATTCCAACTAGAGGTTTTGTAGGTTCTGGTGAAGATGGAAGAGCAATTCAGAAATTCTCACCTGGTCAATTAGACATAAGCTGGACAATGGATATGATTCCTAATAACTTTCTATTTTTAGAATATGTGTTAGGAAAAGTAGCCACAGTAAGTGATGTATCAACATTTACTACTGAAGCTAGACCACCATCTTTCACAATGTCTAATAATATTGATAATGATGTAACTGACAGAACAGAAGTTTATGCAGGATGCATTATTAATAGCTTTAACTTAAAATCATCTATAGGAGAAGCTTTAACAGTTAGTTTAGCAGGTGTATCAGCATTAGTTCAATATGGTTCAACCTTACAAACAGCTGTAGCAAATGCAACTAATGATGTTTGGACATTTCAACATGGATCTTTAAATCTTGACGGAGCAGTGGCTAACATTATAGACTCAGTAGATTTAACAATTGAAAACAACTGGGAAACTAAATTTGGATTAGGTTCAAGACTAGTAGCAACCGCAGTTCCAAAAGCAAGAGACATAAGTCTTAAGTTCACAGTTAAGTATTTAGATGATGCATTATACTTACAACTACTTGGAGCAACAACACCAACATCAGCAGGAGGCCCTACAGCGGTTGCTAGTACAGTATTAACATTCACTAATGGTGATTATTCATTAACTATAACATTGTCAAATGGTATATTAGAAGAGTTTTCAGAGACCAATAACTTAAATGATTTAATTGGAGAAGACTTTACTTTAAATGCTAAAGCAATTGGAATAGTTTGGGATAATGAAGCTGCTGAGTAAGTAAATGGAGGCAATTGGAAATGGTAGAAGAAATAAAAAAGATTGAAACAGATACTAATGTAGTTAAAGATATACCAGGAGTAGAAGGTCAGATTATGTTAAGAAAGTTTGACACAGAAGACTTGATGACACTTAGAAATGAAGGTTTAGATACGCAAATAGATGCGGAAACTGGTAAGGAAACTATTAGTATGAAATTAGGGTCAATGATTAAATGGAATATTATATTGGGTATTAAGAGTGCACCATTCTTTTCACAAAGTATATCCGAAGAGAGAGGAGCACAGCCAATAGTTAACACTAGACTAAAGGAGTTTAGAAAAATTCCACAACAAGCAGTAGACCTATTATTTCAGAAAGTAAAAGATTACAATTCAGTAGATTATAATGACCAGTTCGCAAAAAAATAAGACTGGTGTTGAAAGGTCGTAGTAGCAATCCAGAGGCAACAAGAGAGATCCATGAGTTTCTTTTGATTAAGCATCTGAATATGACACCAGTGAGTATCAAGAGATTGCCCTACGAGGATAAAGTAAAGTACACAATAATAATAAATGAATTGTTGGCAACAGCACCTTCATTATTAGGTATAAACACATTATGATAAAAATGACAGACTCACATGTAATTAGGATAATACCAGAAGGAGGAAACTCTGGTGGTAAGACTGGCGGTGGACTAGCTGATAATCTATTAAGCGGATTAGGTGGAAAACTAACATCTATATTAGGAGTAGCTGGAATAGTTGTGTCTATTCTTAGGCCTGTAATGCCTATGATTAAAGGTTTAGGTAAGATGTTAGCAGAGTTCTTAAGGCCTATTAGTGATGTTATAATGATGTTACTGATGCCTGTACTACAAATTCTTAGACCAATGTTAATAGCTTTTAAAGTTATGATGAAACCTTTTACAGATGCAGCAAGAAAGTTATCTGCTGAAGGAACTAAGGATTTAGTTCAAGGAATAATGGAAGGTAATGTTAAACAAGCTGCAGAAGGAGCAGCTAAAACTCTGTTAGGTATTACTATTCTGACTGCAGGTTTTTCATCAGTTATATTAAGGGGCATATTAGAATCATATAAATTTATGACCAAATTAGGTACAACTTTAGTGCAACAAATAATTAAAGCAATCTTCCTAGCAATAGGCATGATGGTTCAAGCTATTGCACCATTTGGTATGGGAGATAATGCAGGAAAAAGAATAGCAGCTACTGGTGGAGCATATGCTGCAGGTCTTGGTGGAATAAATGATGCATTTGTTCAGTTGCTTGATGATATGCTTACTGCAGGTACTGGTTATATGGCTACAGGCTTTATATTCTTAGCAGACAAATTAGGTGTAGATATAAGTAATGAAATGGATAGTCTTTTAACAGACATGACTTTTGGCACGGCATTTAAGATATTTGGAGATAGTATTAAGATTGTATTTAAAGAAACATTAAAGGGAATTGAATTAGCATGGACAATACCAATAGAAAAGCTTGGTGATACTTTAGGTAGTGCTTTTAGCACAATGCTAAATCTAACAGCAGAAGACATATCTATTGAAGTAACAGCTATGAGAAAGAAAATATTAGGAGAACAACAAACTAGCTCATCTGTAAATTATTCAGTTCCTTCTTCATACTGGGGATCAAGCTCAGCACAATATGGTCAAGTTTCACAATCAGGTAAAGTTGAAATTCCAGCTGCTCAATTAAATAGTACTCAAATGTTTAGTGGAATTACATCATCAGTTAGTAACTTTACAAAAAAACTAGAAACAAGCTCTGATACAATAGACAATTTACTTGGTAAGTCTAGTATATCATATAATATTATTAATGATCTTAAAGACCAGTCTAAAGCAAAAGCAAATACAAGCTCAATATGGAGTGTATTATAAAATGGCAAATGTAACTTTAGTGATAAGTGGAATTACTTTCACATTCAACAACGGAGATGTTGATAAATGTAAATCTGCTATTCAAAGTAATATTGAAAACTCTATGATTACAGGAAGTGGTCCTATGGGTGCATACAACTATGATTATGAGGGTTGTGGTAAAACCATAATAATAAGTGGAACATTAACACCAGCAACTACAGATAGAACAAGCAGTGGTACATGTAAGACAATATTAGCTCAAAAAAGATGGCTTGAAAGTTTAATTAATGGTAATCAAAAATCTATTACATTTACAAGTACATATGAGACACAATCAGTAGATATTAGTACAGGAGCATCAAGCCCTAATCAAGCACACTTTAAAAATACAACATGTAAGGCAGACTCAATGGGTTTTGATGAAGAAGGTGGTAGTCCTTTACAATTACCTTTTAGAATTACATTTAAAGTAGGACAATAAATATGGCAAGCGGACAACCAACACTAACTAAAGTTGAAGTAGATGGAGTAGATGTATCTTCATATGTTAAATCATGGAATATAAGAGATACAGAAGGTAATGATTACATCAAATATGCTTCAGTTATGTTAGATAGAAGTGTGTCTACAGTATTAACATTATCTTCAACTGCACTATCAACAAAAACCATAACTATATGGAGAGGAGCATCAACAACTACAGACAAGAAAGTATTCAGTGGTGAAGTAACAAACTTCTTACCAACAGGTTCAGGTGTTGAACTAAAATGTGCAGACAAATTATATATTGCTTTTAGGAAGATTGTAACAAAATCATTTGATATTGATATTGATGATGAAGACGGAGTGCTTAGTGAAATATTTAAAACACTTATTAATGATTACACAGATGAAGACTTAGAAGCAGATAACACAAGTGTTACTAATTCAGGCACATCAATAACTTTAAAGAAATTTATATGTAGAGCAGAGACAGTTTACTCTAAATGTAAAGAGTTAGCAGATGCATTAGGATGGATATTTTATTACAAACCAAGTACTGATTTAATAGTATTTGAGCCAATAGCAACAGCCAATAATACTACCACAATACAGAATGGTGTTAACTTAATAAAAAGCCCAACATGGGATTATGAATGTAAAAATATTGTTAATTATATTGAAGCAAGAGGAGCTGTACAGAATGTAGAGACAACAGCCTCCGGACAGATAGGTGTTACAGCAGATTACACAACTACAGATGTGTTAATTGAGTTTGCACCTAAAAGTGCTAAGGTTTACTCAGATGTATCAAACCCACCAACAACATTGCTAGTAGGTGGTAAATCTGATGTATCATCAGACTATGATTATAGTATTGACCAAAATACCAAGAAGATTATTTGGAGTGATGATTATACTGCATCAGCAAATGATTATGTGCAAATAGATTACACATATGGTTTACCAACACCAATTATTGTAGAAAACACAAACAGTCAAGTACTGTATGGTAAAAAGAAGAAAGTTATACAACTTAAAAATGTACAAGGTGTAGATGATGCTTATGTATATGCTCAACAATATTTAGATGATTGGAGTGACCCAATACTTTCAGCTAAATTAGAAGTAGTTGACATATCAGATTTAGAAGTAGGCCAGCAAGTTAAAGTTATAGATAGCACTAATGATATTGATGAATGGTTAATTGTTAATTCAGTTGAAATGATTTATCCATACAATAAAGATAAAATTAGAGTAGGAACATATGTACATGGTGGAGAAAACTTAATATTCAATATATTAAAGAAGATAAAAGCAATTGAAGAAGAAAATGTCAATGATGAAGAATTGCTTTCACACTACTACCCAGCTATTAATAATATTAAGCTAGAAAATAGATATGTAGACTTGTATAACAATCAAAATAGCTTAATTTTAGACCATGCAACAAGAGGTTTACTTGATGGTACAAATGTAACAGC